CCAATTATGCTTATATTACTAATACACCTGTAACAAGTGCTGGGACACAAAGTATTTTAAATTACTTATTAGAAAATAATATAGCAGCGAATCAAGGAATAGATCTACAAATTTTCCCTTGCAGATGGTGTACTGGTGCAGGAGTAGGTGGAACTCAAAGACTAGTTGCTTATAATAAAGCACCTAATAGAGTAAATATTGATTTACCTGTGCCCCTAAGCCGTGTCATGACAGCACCTAATACAACAAGTGCTTCATATGAAACCATATTCGCAAGCCAATTTTCACAAGTTAAGTATCTTTATTATCAATGTGCTGGATATTCAGACGGTATTTAGGAAGAACCGAATAAATAATTACAAATAAGCTAGAGGATAGTAATTATCTTCTAGCAATTTTTAGGAGGAAATTAAATGATTAAAGTATTAGCTGATAAGATTTTAGGATTTCACAATGGAGATTTAGACAAAAATGGAAACTTAATAATTCATAAAACAAAGATTGGTTTTTGTGAGTTGCCTGATTGGGTAGAAAAAACTAATTATTATAAAGCTGCAATTATAGACGGTTCATTAAAACCATTCCAAAACTCAGCTTCAAGTGAAGAAGTATTAAAAGAACAAGAAAAGCTTCAAGCTTTAAGAGATGAAATTAAAGCTTTAGAAGAAAAAAAAGATCTTCTTAACACACCTGCTGAAATTATAGAAAAAGCTACAAAAGATTCTAAGCCTAAAGAGTAGGTGGCTAGATGATTTACAATGCAGATTCAGAAATATATGCAGAACAAGTGGCTAACTCTGCTTCTAATATAAAAACTGGTACAAACCCATATTTCGAATTAAGTGATTTTTATTCTATGTATCCTCAATTTGGACCGAATACAGAGGGAGAATATGCAGTACCAATGTTAATAACTCAAATGTATTTAGATTTAGCAAATGCATCTATTAAAGAATCTAGATGGCATAGCTATTGGAACATGGCAATGTGTTTATTCATAGCACACTTTTGTACTTTATATGTACAAGGTTTTGCGGATCCTAATGGTGGCGCAGCGGCAATATTAAAAGCTGGACAAATAAGAGGTTTAGAAACTTCAGTTGGTGTAGGTGATGTACATGTAAGTACAGATTATAGCATTGTAGCAAATGGAATCGAAGGATGGGCGCAATGGAAAACTACATCTTATGGGCTTCAACTTGCAGGTATAGGTAGTATGCTAGGAAAGGGTGGAATGGTAATACGTTAAGGAGGTGCGATTATGCTAAATGGTTTTACTAATGTGACTATAACTAAAGATTTAACAAGTGATATTGTAAATTCTTTAAAAGATTTAGCTAAAAAAACTGTATGTGTTGGAATACCTGATGCAACAGAACATGAAGATAGTAAAATTTCTAACGCACAAATACTCTATCTTAATACTAATGGTGTAAGAGATGTTTCTATGAGAAATGAAATGCAACACAATTTAAATGATGGTATGACATATAGCAAAGCTCATGAACTTTATGTTCACGAACATGGATCACCCTTATGGCGCATTCCACCTAGACCAGTATTAGAACCAGCATTAGATAATAGTAAAGAACAAATTGCTGAATTAATGAAAGATACTGTAAATATTGCTTTAGATGGTGGGAATGTAACACCAGCTTTAAACGTAGTAGGGATGCAAGGACAAAATATTGCAAGAGATTGGTTTACTAATCCTGACAATAATTGGGCACCAAATGCAGATTCAACTATAAATGGTTGGAAGTCACACTGGGGCAAATTTTTTAAAGGAAAAGGTTCAGATAAACCACTTATTGATACAGGAGAAATGCGAAAAAGCATTACTTATGTAGTAAAGGATGGTGATATTTAATGATTGATTTATCATCAATTGTAACTGATCCAAGATTTGCACAACCTTTTACGGTATACAGAACTACTGGTGATTGGGCAGCAAATGGTGAATTTGAAATTAGTGATCCAGAAGAAATAGAGTTAACAGGAACAATAAGCATTGCAAGTGCAAAACAAATCGAATTTATTCCAGAAGGTGACAGGATTGGTGGAGAAATATCCATCCATTGCACAAAGGAATTATATACATCAAGAAATAATGATTCTGATAATTCTCAAAAAAAAGGATTAGCAGATGAATTATTGTGGCATGGTGAAAGATATAAGATTTATTCCGTTAATCCTTACAGCGATTATGGATATTTTAGTGCTATAGGTCAAAGGAAACTTGCTGATTAATGGCAGACCAAATATTAACTTTAAAAGAAATAGAAGATTTTTTTGTACAAGTCACTTGCAAAATGTTAAATATAGATCCAACAACTCCAGATGGAAAAGGGAAAGTAAGAAAAACTTGGTCAACTAATGGAGCACCTTCATGGAAAATTGACGAAGATATAGTTTTCCTTAGAGTTACGCCAGTAGATGATAAAATGGCTAGACAATTAAATGTTATATATAGCACAGATCCAACGGATAATGTAAATTTAAAAAAGAAAACAGGTTATACGAGAGTACACAAAATAGATTGGACTTTATACGGTCCTAATTCTTATGATAATGCTGATTTAATTAGATATTCTATTTTTGATTTTGACTATATGAGTCTTTTTAAAGAAAAGAATCTCTTTTTAATAACAGACATTCCACTGCCCACTAGATTACCAGAGTTAAGCAATAATCAATGGTGGGAAAGGACAGACTTTTCAGCAACATTTAATGAGAGTGCTATAAGGGAAAGCAAAACACCTTATATTGCAAGTACAAACTTTACAATAATAAAAGATAGATAGGAGGAATATAAATGTCAACTTTACCTTTAAGTGACATAGTAGATGTATCTGTAAGTGTAGGTCCAGTTACCAGCGTTAGAACAAGCTTTAATTTAGGATTAATAGTAGGTAAATCTACAATTATAACTACTGCTACAAGAGTTAAAACTTATTCAAAAATGGCAGACTTAACAGCAGATGGATGGCTAGGAACAGAACCAGAATTTTTAGCAGCACAAATTTATTTTTCACAATCTCCAAAGCCTACTAAAGTAGCTATAGGAGTATGGGTAGTGCCAGAAACAGCAGTTGGAGCAGTAACAGCATGTAGAGAAGCAAATACTGAATGGTATGCTTGTACAGTATGTGAAGCTGAAAAAACTGATATTATAGCGGTTGCTTCATATATAGATTCATGCACGCCGGTAAGCGCATACTTTTATACTACAAGCGATAGTGATGTTTTAGCAGGAACCGCTGGGAATGTAATGGAAACATTAAAGAAAAATGGAGTTCATAGAACATTGGGACAGTATTCAACAACAACTGATGCAGTAGTTGCAATTATGGGTTATGCGATGGCAGCTAATACTCAAACAAGTGGATCAGCTTATACTTTGAAATTTAAGCCAGAAGTTGGAGTTACAACAGAAAGTTTAACATCAACACAAGTTATTATTATAAAAAATAATAATGGAAATCTTTATTTAAATAGAGGTTCAGTTTATGACATATTTGAAGATGGATTAACAGCAGATGGAACACATTTTGATGAATTAATCAACTTAGATGTTTTAACTAATAATATCCAAACAGCAGTCATGAATGGACTTGTAAGTAATTCAAAAGTACCTCAAACTGATCCCGGAATAGATGAATTATTAAATTATATAACAACACCACTTGAAACAGCAAAGAGTATAGGATTTGTTTCACCTGGAATATGGAATGCTTCACCTATATTAACGGTTGCTACAGGAGATACATTATCAGAAGGTTATGTTATATTGTCTGATTCAATTGCTAGTCAATCACAAGCAGATAGAGAAGCAAGAAAAGCACCACCAATTTATGTTTTAGTAAAATTGGCTGGAGCAATAGAAACCTTAGCGGCAATTAAAGTATACGTAAATAGATAGGAGGGATATTAATGTCAACTTATAGTTTTGAAGATGTAACATGTTCTTTTCAACATGATGGTGTTGGTTCTGAATCTAGTACAGGAGCAGGAGTCGGTAGTATAACAACTACAATGACAACAGAAAGAACAGTTCATGACGTAGCGGCAGATGGTACAGTAATGGTATCAAAAGTTCCTGGAAAAAATGGTACTACATCATTAACAATTCAGCAAAATTCAGATCTTCATAAATGGCTTATAAAATGGTACAACTATGTTGATACAGCAGATTCATCTGAATGGGCAGGAATGACTATTACTATAAAATCAAAAAATTTAGGTGATGTAACAACATGTACAGGAGTTTCACCGCAAAAGCTTGCAGACAGAGTATACCAAGCACAAGGTCAACATGTAACATGGAATCTAATGGCTACCAAAGTAGCTGAAAGTTAGTAGGGGTGAATAAATATGGATATACCAGTAACATATAAAGATATAGAAGTAAATGAGAGAAACTTTAGATTGAATAAATTAGATGCTAGAACAGGATCATTTATGCTATTTAAATTAATGAAAATATTAACTCCTATATTTAAGAATATAAAAGAAGATTCATTAAAAGATATGAAATTAGAGGATTTAAATATTAGCCAAATTGCAGAATCATTATTTGATTTACCTGAAAAAGAATTTAGTTATATTCAAGATAATTGTTTGCAAGTTGTTGAAGAATTATTACCAGCAGGACCTCAAAAAGTTTTGAGTAAGCATGGCGAATGGAAAGTATTAAATATAGAATTTGATACAAGCTTAGTAATGAACTTAACTATTCAAAGTTTAGTTTTTAATGTATCAAGTTTTTTTCCCGAAAATCTCTTGAGTTCGATAACCAAGGGATTGACTACATTCCAGCCGAATTTGTAAATGTGAATGCTTTTCTATTTGCACCAGTAATTGCTGGAATGTGGGAGCAACACCAAGTATGGGATTCTACATATAGCCTAGACGATCTCCTAGATGCTCACGAAATTTTAGCAGTAAAGCATGAAAATGAAAGAAGGGCATATGAATCTTCACAAAGGGAGGTGATGTAGTATGTCTTTAGATCTTATTAAACAATATTTGGTCGGAATTGGTTTTGATGTAGATTCTAATTCGCTCAATAATGCAGAAAAATCTATAAATTCAGCAGATAAAACAATTAAAAACTTTAATGATAATAGTAAAAAGGGTTTTTCAGACACGAATAGTAGTTTGAAAGACCTTTTTCAATTATTAATGTCTTCATCTGGAACTATAGGAAAGCTATTCCCCGAACTACGAACACCTTTTAAGGGCTTAATAGGGGATATAGTTTTAATTAAAAAATTATATAGTGATTTAACAAAGCAAAAAGAGACACCAAAAGCAGATTCTAAAACCGAACCACCAAAAACTCAGCCTAAACAAGAAAGCCAATTTACACCTAAAAAGACTAATAATAATCCAGTAAGTAAGGGTTTATCAACAATACCTAAGAATAATACTGAATTATTAGATACGTCTAAGAGTTTAGTTGGTGGAATTTTAGATGCAAAAGATGCATCTAAGGGATTAGCTGATGAAGGTGGAAAAGCTTTTAAATTATTTTCAGTTGAAGCGTTAGGTTCAATAGCAGCGGTAGTAGTAGGAGTAGCAGCTTTTGCATTAGCTACTAAGAAATTAATTGACTCATTGAATGATTTAGCTAAACAGGATATTGAATATGAAAAGCT